GTAAGATACGAATCGGCATGTGTACTCAGTCTCTGCATCTAGAGAATGCTGGACGTGAAGGAAGCATCTGCGAAGTACTTCACATGTGACGCTGTGTGAAGCTAAACTCTCCGCAGTGCATCTAACGCAGCGTCCGGAATACCTGCCTGCCCATTCGCTCCCTGTATTGCCGTTAAATCTATTGGCGAATGCGCCACATATATATCTAACAGTCTTGATATTAAGGCTAAAGTTAAAATTCGTTGTGGATTTCTAATTGGCTCCGTTGTTGGCATATGCGCAGGTAACCCCATTACGCGTAACAAATACGTTCTTAAATCATACCACTGTTGTGAATGAAATGAATATGATGAAGCTATATCTACCCGCATCGTGTCGTAAATATCTTCGCTTGGCTGTGCTCGTGTAAACCATCGAACATCAATATGTACCATACCAGCATTAACAGCACTTTGATTTGCAACCCGAATCTGTGCATCAGCCGAAACTACAATCTCTGTCCCCGCTTCCACTTCATCTTCACCAATCATTAAATTACATAGCTGAGATCCTTCTATTAAAGCTCCGCCCGCCCCTCGAAAATGTGATAGCGTATACCAAGTTATGCAAGTATCTACTACATCAGGATAATTCGGCATTACAGTATTAGTTATCTCTAGATCTTCGTTCGCATTAAGGGTTACTTCCATAGATTGTGGTCCCGTACACATTGGTTGTGGCTCATCAGCTCCCGTTCTGTATGGTGTCGCTGGTGGATATATAAAATTCACATCTGGCCATGGTGTATAAAAACGTCTAGTGGATTGCCCTGCAGCCGGTTCATTAACAATTCGTTGTGCGCGTATGTATGCGTGAGTAGAATATGGTAGATCTTCCCTAGCTAATAAAGATAACACTTGTACGTTAGGTGTATAATCTGGCAGGTTATAGTTGAAATTCACTCCTAAAGCTGCGATTAACAAATCTAATCCTGCATAAAAACAATTTCTATGTTCTTCAATCGTGCTTGGAGTTTGTGTAATTGGACGATCAGTTGTAGAATTAAATCTAGTAACGAATAGAGGAAACCCATCACTAGGGATGTATGTTCTTCTGGCACGTGGATCTCTATTGCTGCCAAGGCATTCCATATAACAAAACGTACGCGCGTAGATTCCCTCCATGTCGATTCCAGATTTTAAC